TTTTAAATTGGGTTCCATTTCATCTGGCATTTCAATAACTGCACCAGCTCCAGCACTAGCATTTACGCCTGGAGTTTTAACTAAACTAGGATGATTGGTTAATCTAATTAATTGTTCTATTTCTGAATATTCATTGTAAATTGATTTCTGTAAATCAGCTACATCTGAAAGATCTGACTGGCCAACGCCTCTCTTATGAGATTTTGCATTATACAAGATAACTGCGGGTATCTTACCAATCAGATTATCAGCAGTATCCAGTATAGTAGGTTCCCCACCTGTATCAGGAACATAGATGGTATCCACTCTATCTAAATGCCAACATCTCATATAAGTGCCACCAGCTTTATCTACTTCCTCTCGTACTTTGAGATAATCTAATGAATATTTTCCATTTATTTCTCTTTTATAATTCCAATCTAAAATATTTTCAGGAGTTGCAATGGAAAGATAAGGTCTAATATCTTGCTCAATTTCTTCGGCTACTGTATTGGTAGTTACTTTAGGTTTATCTAAGATTAAAAAACAATGTCCATAAATAGATGAATAATTTTGAGCTTGTTTAATTACAGTATCTAAATTATTTCCATCTAAATCAGCATCTTTTAAGAATGATTCTAAACTAGCCTCATCTGACATATCTCCAAAATCTCTAGAGGGTTTAACTCTAAATAAAAATGATGAGTAAGTTTGAACTATGTTTTTACAATGGTTATCGCAAGGGGTATTTAAAAGTCTTTGATTATATTCATTATCCAATTCTAAATTATAACGATTAAGATATTGACCGACTTGAAAATCAAACCCTCCATTATAACTTCTAATAAAATACTCCCAATGATTAACGTTTTCTTTATAATCTTTATGAGTTTCTAAAGCTTGATCCCTTGTGTATGCCATAATATTGTCTTTGTTTTACATTCCATCTTAAAGGTTTAAACGACCCAGATTTTATAGTCAATGGTTTAACAAAATCCACCAAGTATCCAATCGCATCATTCATATGGTCGTAGCCTTGCTCTTTATCAGGAATATTTGTTCCTATCTTGTATATTTGTTGTTGTAATCCTTTTACAATAGTTTTGCAAGATTTGGAAACAAAAATATGTCTTTTGCCATCTGCCGACTTCAATCTGGAATTAACATTGTTAACTCTATCTCTAATGGCAGTATGTTTAAATTTCGCTTTAACATTAAAACCAGCATTCTGTAAAATACTTAAATCAGTTTTTCCTCCAGCACTTGTTTTTCTTTGACGACAAGCTGGATCAGGATAAATAAATATGGGTATCTTGGTTCCATATCTATCTCTTAATTCTTGACACATTTCCTCAGTATTACTTGAATAAATGACTACCTCATCTACAAAATGAATTTGATCTTTATCAATTTGAGCTACTGCACAACTCATTGGATCAACATTGAAATCCATTCCTATATGTAATGGTTTTTTCCAATCAATTTCTTTATCATTAATATTATGGACGGGGTGGAAGTTATAATAGACAGCACCAGAGTAATTTTCAAATGTACCCTCAAACTCTTGTCTAAATGTTCTTATATCTAAGTCCTCTTTAGCTCTTTCTATTTCTTCTTTAGATACTCTACCACCTTGTAGAGTTGTAAATTGAAAACTATCCCAATCCTTATCCTGTTGTCCTTTAAGATACATACGATAAGACCAATTACCATATCCTCTTGGACTTCCTGTAAATAAAACATTACCCTCTGTATCTGCAACCGATGCTCTTAATACTTCTGTCCAAGCTAATTCAGGTATATCTGCAAACTCATCCATTATTAAAAAGTTAATTCCTGTTCCTCTTAAATTATCAAAGTTTTCACATCCTTTAAGGCTTATTCTAGAATTACTTTTTCTTATTTTGATACTTAAATTAGATTCATTAATATCATCAACCCAATTAAATTCATGTAGGATTTGTTTAAGAGGCAACCAACATATATCCCTTGCCATTTTAAAGGTAGGAGCGCAATACCAGATGTTTTGATTAACTTGTGAGGCATATTTCATTATCTCTGAAATACAAAGATAAGTTTTACCAAATCTTCTTCCTGATATAAGAACTCTAAACCTTTTCTTCGATTGACTTACCTGATGTTGGGGATTTGTTAGAGTTATCTTCATTACACCAATACTTTACAATAAATTTATACTTATCCCAAGAGATAGGATCATCTTGTACCAATTCAATAACTTTAACAGCTCCTTTTTCAACACATTTAGACCAAGATTGAACAGCTTCTCTATCGGTTATTACTGGATAACATTGTTGAGCTATTAAGCTACAAACTTGAAACATTAGGATAAATTTCATTAATCTTTATCCTCGTTGCGGATCTTGCCCCAAGTAATCTTCCAATTTAGTTTTGTGCTATCTTCTAATTTTTCGTCTGATGTAAAAGGTTTAGTAGAGATTCCAACAGATTGTTTTGTATTTTCACAGCCAGTTATAGCCATAAATAAACATACCCATAAAAAAGTTATGAGGTATCTAATCCATCGTTCTGTTCTCTCCATTTTTTCTCTTTGCTTCTTTCTTCTGCGAAGAAACTGTAATGTTCTGAATTTCATCTTCTTTTACCATACCACCTACGTTTTTTAAGAAACCATACATACGATTTATTCGTTATTCTTCTTTTTCTTTTTCTTATTTTGTTTTTTAATGTTTCTTTTAACAAAATTTGTATTCTTCTTTATTTGATCAGATAAAACTTCTTGTCCCTGTTGTAGCTTAAATACTTGTTCTTTCATATTCCAAGTTTCTTTTAAGTTCCAACCCACTAAAGCGATTAAAGCCGCTAAAGCTAATCCGACTATCTTATCTTTTAAGTCCATTATGTTTAATTACAGTTATTTTTATCTAGGTCAATAGGTTTTTTATCATAAAACCAAATCCAACTAGATAGCTTTGTTCCATCTTGAGTATAAGTACATTTCTTACCTACTGAACAAGCACTTATAAAAAAAAGTAAAGCTACTACTACGAATAGTTTTCTCATTATTTCTCCTTTGATTGACATTCACAATTATCGCAAGGGCAATAATCTAAATATTCATCTATATGTTCTCCCTCGCAATGACATTCGTGATTACAATTTTTACAGATTTTCATTTTGTATATCCTGATGAATCATATTTATCTTTTATGATTTTAACTACTCTCATTTTATCGCTATATTCATCTTTCTCTATAATAGCATCTACTTCGCCACATTGCATACGCACATTTTGAGGATTAACTGATCGTTCAACTGTTCTTTTTGCCTTTAAGCAAGAACTCATTTTCTGGTCCTGTATATAGGTATGTTCTATTATTCCACCTTGATAAAACATGCATAAAACTATTACACCACTAATGACTGTTTCCATTATTTCTTACCTTATCTTTTATTATCTCAATTTGTTCCAAAATCTTTTCAACATCTTTTTGTAATCTATTTATATTTACTGCATTATGTCTAGATTCTTTTATTTCTTGTTGTATATCTTCGACATCAGTTAGTAAAGACTCGATTAAAAGAAATTGTTCGCTATCTGCTGGAAGCGAGCCTAATTCGCCACGAGGCCATTTGATAGAAAATTCTACTGCGCCCTCTAAATCCTTTTTAATTAAATGATTATCTGTTTCTAATGTATTAAGTCTTTCTATAATTCCAAAATATGCCCAAACTCCAACTCCTACTGCCGCAATTATGGAAATTAAATTCCTTATAGGCATTGCTAATGTTGTTGACTCATTTAACTTCATTTTATTTTTTTACCACAGTAATAACCAAATACTAACTCTTTTTTACCAGAACGCTTCATGTAATAACCTTGTCGTTTAGCATCATCATGATAAGTGGCATTTATATCCAACCAAGTTTGAGCTTGTTGAGAACAAGTTACTCCTTTAATTAATTGATTTTTAATTAAATAATAATGTGGTTGAGTTTCCGCACTAATTAAAAACATAAACAAAAAACTAGCTATCATCTTTTAAAATACCTTTCTCTCCATTGATTACATACAAAAGTATCTTTTACTCCAGTTGTTCTATAAACTCCACAGAAACCTCGTCTATTTGAATATAAGCCACAATTACCACATGCTTTTTTATTTAAAGACTTTCTAAAATCTGATGGCATTTGATAAGGAATAAATGTTCCATCTGGATAAAAATTAGCTCTCATCTTCCTTGTCCTCTATATTTCTTATAAGACCTTTTTTCATCTTTATTCATTCTTTTTTTATGACGTCCAATTTGAGGTTTTGTTCTTTTGACATAGGTATTGACCCCGAATAGGTTTTTCTTACCCATTGTTAAACTTCTTGTGCGTCTTCTGCTTCTATAATTAAAGGTAATGGCTCTGATATTTGTTCATTAACCATTCTATCTTTCATACCGAGATAGTTTTTAGATAACCAAATTTGCATATGAGTATTATCTTTGTTAACTGCTTTCTCATACATTTTTTTTCTTAAACTAGCTTTTCCTTTTTCCCTACTAGCCTGAATAATTTCGGCAAAATTCCTTTTTAAAGTTCTAGCACTAACATTTAAAATGCTACCTATTTCCTCTATGGTACAACCAATATGTGCAAGATTTCCTAGTATTTTTTCATCTACTTTTGCTCTAGGTCTTCCAACTCCATTGCCTTTATGTTGTCCATTTGTTCTCATAATTTTGACACTTTTCATAATTTACTATTTACCCTCTTTTTTCAATAATTCCAATATAGTTTCCTCTGGATTTTGAGATAAATGTTTTTTAGCTAATTCCATATCGACTCCACTAAAGGTTAGATGTAATCTGAATATTTCCTCATCAGATTCCTTATTCATATCTAATCCCTCATATTTATCCCACTCCACCTTACCAAAATCTATTATGTCCTTTAAATCGTCATCATTAAAAGGAAGTCCAATTTTCAAATCCTCTCCGAAATCTACTTCTAAAGCTCCTAATAATTTACCTAGTTCTATTTTATTATTTTGACCTTTGGTTTCATTTAAGATTATGGTTAGTTTTTTGGCATCTTTATCCTCTAAACCATCTATAATTACACTAGGAATTTGTTTATAACCCAATCCAGTACAAACTACAAATCTATGCTCTCCATCTATTATTTGATATTTATCCTTTAATGGTCTTAATATGATAGGTGCTACCACTCCATATTTTTGGATAGATTCTTTCTCTGCTTTTAAGGTTTTTTTATCCATCTGGTTAGGATTCCAGGGATTTTTTTTAATTAAATTAATTTTAATAATTTCATTTCTGGTTTTATATTTACTCATCAAACACTACTCCTTTATTTTTCCAGAATAGAGTAATATTCTTTTCCTGTAATTTATACTGTTTTATCTCATACTCCATAATTTTGTTCAAAAGATGTTGGTCTTCATCATAATTATATTTGTATTTTTTAGCATATTTATATCTATGAGTTCCTTTGCCTTTAAAGGGTAATTTACTGGTTTTAAGAAATTCACTTTCTCCATATCTATTTACCGTCATAAATCTGGTACTATCACAACTAAAAGCTGGATAACGATAAAGGATTTTATCACTAGCAACACCTAATAAATGAACTTTAGGCATTTTATTAGTTTTTCTCCAATAACCTCCAATAATACTAAAACATTTATTAAGCCAAGGTATAGTATGTTGTTTTCTTTTTCTTCCAACCATCCCTCCGAAAGCAAAAATATCATATTCTTTAACCACTCTTTCCAATGTTTTTTCCTCAAATCCCCATTGATGTATAACAGGTAAAGTTTTAAGTCCTTTTTTATCTAGGTAATTTTGATTCTTCCAACTTTCGGTAGGATTACCAATGCTATCTAAATTAATAAAATAAATGGAATTAACTTTATCTTTCCATTGATAAGTAAACTCTTTCATAAAATTAGCATACTCCTCAATATCTATCTTATGACCTTTGGTAAATGCTGTAAAAGCTCCTGAATCTATTAAAATATTACAATCCTTTTTAAAATATTCTGCTCTACGTTTCATTTCAGATTTATCTATCCAAGCAATTAGATGATTTTTCATTAATGGATAAGCAAATTTATGCATACCTCCAGCTCCTCCAGCAAAATAATTTCTCATTTTATACTTCTTTGAAATTCCTGTTTAACATGATCGTCTTTAAAGACTCCTCTTAAAGCTGTGGTTACCATAACTGAATTTTGTTTTTGAACACCTCTACAAACCATACAATTATGTTTAGCTTCAATATTAACTCCAACTCCTAAAGGTTGAATATATTTCATCATGGAATCTGCAATTTGTTCGGTTAATCTTTCTTGTATTTGTAATCGTCTAGCAAATACCTCTAATAATCTTGGCATTTTAGATAATCCAACAACTTTTTGATAAGGTAAATAAGCGATATGACATTTACCATAAAAAGGTAACATATGATGTTCGCAATTTGAATAAAATTCAATATCTTTACAGATAATCATTTCATCACATTTTACGGAAAAGAAAGTTTTTAAAACATCTTCTGGTTTTTGTTTATAACCTCCAAATATAGTATCCCAACTTTTAACAACTCGTTTAGGAGTGTCTATTAATCCCTCTCGATCTGGATTTTCGCCAATCGCAATTAAAAGTTCTCTAATAAGAGTTTCATTTAAGGACGCCATTTTCTACTTACTAACTCCTCTACTGTTAAAGCATGATCATCATAATCAGTAGGATCTAAAACTTTAGCTAAATGAAAAGCCTCTCGTCTTTCAATACAAGTTGGACAACTTCCACAATGTTTTTCCAATCCTTTATAACAAGTCCAAGTTTGAGTCCAAGGAACATTATTTTTTTGTCCAATATTTACAATATCTGCTTTAGTAATATCTATAAATGGAGTTAATAATTTTACTAAATGTCTATCGGCTAAAAAAATTGCTGTTTGTAATGCGTTGGTATATTCGATTCTACAATCTGGATAAACTACTCTATCTCCATAATGACAACCAAACGCAACTGCATCAAATTTATCATTAATAGCTTTAGCTGTTGCAATAGATAACATAATCATATTGCGATTAGGAACTATGGTATTAATAGCTTTATCATCTTCATAATGAACATCAGGTACATCTTGTTCTCCTGATAAAGATGAGTTGGTTAAAAAAGAATTTATCTCTGATATATCTAATTCTGTAAATTCTATGCCTAATTTTGAACATATTTGTCCAGCAAATAAATGTTCTTTTTTATGTCTTTGTCCATAATTAAACCAAATAGCTTCTACTTGATTGCCTTTGTTAATTAAATCATAAAGTAAAACAGTGGAGTCCATTCCACCTGAATAAATACATAATATTTTTTTTTGTTTTTTTTTAGGTTTTTCTTTTAATGCCCATATAACCCCAGCTGATCCAGCAGTTGTTAAAACATAATTTTGTTCATAAGTTAAATCTTCTTCGTCACTCATTTATCACCCATATAAATTGCACTATTCGCACCATGTTCTCTAACCTCTACACTCATTAATCGAACTCTATTATTGGTTTTAATAGTAACGATTGGATTTATTTTATTATAAATATATTCTGCAAACTTTTCGCATCCGACTGCTGGTAATATAACTAATTGTATTAACATATTTTTATCCAATTCTTTAAAAGTTTCTAATTGAGGATCATCTTCCGCAATAACTGTTTTATGATCAAAAGTATCTTCTAGAAATTTTTTAACATCTTTTAAATCTCCAAAATCATAAACCCAGTTTTTTTGATCTAAATCTCCTTTAAAATTAAATCTAACTGATAAAGCATATCCATGTAAATATTGACAATGACTATCAAAAGCTTTCCATTGTCTAAAAGCACAGCTTAAACCAATATTATGATTGTAGGTTTTGGTTGATATAAAACTCACGGTAAGTTTAAAATTTTATGAGTTTGTAATGAGAGTTTAAAGTCATGATTGATTTTTAACAGATTTAATGTCTTTTGTATAGAGTTCTTAAAATCATCATATTCGGGTTGTAGATATAAAAAACCCTCGAAATTATCTAATTGATGAATATATAAATCTAATTCCTGTCCTGTACTTATTACTAATTTAAACTCGTTAGCTCTATCCCAGAATATATCTAAAACAGGATATTTAGGATTTAGATGCTCTTTTGGACTTAAAGTTATAAATACATCTCTTGGAATATCTTGCCAATAACTGCCAGAAGTTTCAATCCCAACATCTTTTCCAGCATTAATTAATGCTTTACATAATTCAGGTAATTTTTTATGGATAAAAGGTTCTCCACCAGAGATAACCACATATTCGGATTTTAATTCTTTAATCAGTTCTTCAAATGTTCTGGTTTCTTTCGGTGTTTGTTTTCTATAATACTCTCCATCGGGGTAAGCATATCCAGTATCACAAAAAAAACAACCCACAGGACAACCATATAATCTAATAAAATCACAAGGTCTTCCACTATGATAGCCCTCTCCTTGAACTGTTTGTTGGAAAGTTTCTTGAATATTAATTTTCATTAATGTTTTCTTCTATCATAAGATTCAACGATTGCCTTATAAAATTCAAGTTGAGTTCTTAATTGCCTATTCTCAATTGATAATTTTATCAGTCTTTTCCTCACATATTTAAAGATTCGTAAGAATCCTCTCATATTTTCTTATACAATAATTATTTCTCTAGTTCAATTTCCGAGTCTTTTTTATATTTATGGATTCTGTAATTTTTACCGCTTTTAGTAAATTGTTCATACATATCCTCGCTACCTCTATGGATATAACCTAGTTTTTTCATTCTTTCTATTAATGTTGGTCCTATATCTATGGGTTTTAAATCCTCATCTTCAAATCTTCTTTGAGTTATCCAAGTGGCAATATGTTGAATAAATTGTTTATCTGGTATTTTAGATGCGTAATTATTATAAAGTTTAGCAAGTAAAAGAGGGTCTAAACCTTTACATTCTTTAGCAAAGCGCACTTGCGCAACCTTTTTACTTCCTCTTTTAATAGTTAAAGCTTCCCAGAAAGTATTAAATATTTTATTGATAGGGATAGGGATAGGGATAGGGATATGTGGTTTGATTTTGCCATTAGCAAAATTCTGTTTTGCCAAAGCTCCTTTTTTCCCAGCAATTGACTTTTTTTCATAATAATCATTGAGATAATCTTGCTCTTGTTTAATCCTCTTGGAAGTAAAATCATTATTTTTTTTATTAAATATGAAAAATTCATATAGGATTTTAAAGACTTCTTTACGACAATCTTCATTAGTACATTGGCATATTGTATTAGCTTGTTCATGAGTTATTGCTCTTCCTTTTTTAGTCCAAGACCAACATAATAAACGAATATAAATTCCAATTTGTTTATTGTTTAAATGGGTAGTTTCCGCAATAAAGGTATCAGTAAATAAAGGTAAACTTGGTAAATCTTTTTTCATTTAAACTCCTTTTTTATTTCAGGATGTTTTTCATAATAACTTCCATCTTCAACTGATTGATTATGTATTTTGATTAGATTATTTAATCTTTCTTTAAATATTTCATCAGATAAGACTTCCTTTAAGTAATCTTTATCATCTTCTTTATTTCTAAACACTCTAATAAAATGAATTAAATCCATATCCAATATACAGATATATTCATTTTTAGATTTGGAAAAATATTTTACTTCTTCCATTTCTTCCATATCGCAAGGTATTACTCTTTCTTCAAGTAAGCTTTGCAGTCTTAAAAGTTTTCTTATTTTCATATATTATCTCCTGTTTTATTTTATTCCATATTGTTTGGTAATCACTTCGATAAACATGTTTGATAATGATTTCTAATAAATCAATTTCTTTTCCATGTTTATTTTCGAATTTAGTTTTATTATGATGAATACCGGTATTACCTTGATGATGCTCTTGGCATAATGGAATAACACACCAATCGGAAGTTCTTCTTCCCATTCCAGTATTCTTCGGTCTGATATGATGTAAATGAACGAAAGGGGATCGGCAAACCATACAACCAATTCTGGCAACATTATCTAAATGTTTTTTAATTACTTTCGTTTTGCTTGCCATATAATTGCTGTTCCACCAAATGATGTTTTTCTTCTATTTCCACTATCAAAAACTAAATTCATTAATTGCAATTCTCTACATCTTGCACAAACAGATTGCAAAGTCATATCTAGTTCTTCTGCGATTTGATGATTAGTTTTTGGCTCCATTAATAAAAATTGATAAACTTCTTCTCTTAAACCTTGAAGCTTATAAACTTTTTTCTGATAAGCCTTTTGACTTGTGTCAGTATAGTTTTGAGCTTTATAATTAAATAAATTATAATTTTCCGTCATATACACCCTATCTCGTTTATATTGTATTTGCGAAATGAAGACAAACAGAAAGGAGGCGAACTCCGAAAAATCCGCCTCCGAGATATATATGTTAAGTTGGGCAAATCTCTATGATTCGTAAAACCAGAAAGGGAGGATGCCCACCCCTTTATATATATAATAAAAATATAATACGCAAGTTTTCGCCATATTTGGTTAAATTATGGCAAATTCAATTTAAAATATGTTGTAATTATTCGGATAAAGCGAGGAAAAGTCAAAAAACCCTTATTTTAGTAGTCTTTTTAACTGGTAATAAAATAGTGATAATTGAAACTTTATAGTTTTAATTGAATAAAAAATATGTAATACTTTGGAATATGTTAAAAAATGTAAAAAAAAACAAGGAGGAAACGATGGATAAAGTAAAGTTAAAGATATTTCTTAACTTAAAAAATTTTTACGAATTGAGTTATGAAATAAAAAAAGAGAAAGAACATAGTTCTAAAACACTTATGCAAACTGTTGCTAGAGGTATTTATAAAGAACTAAATATTCTTTTTAGAACTTATGGGATAACTTTTAGAGAGGTTAATAAATTATTTGATAATGTTAAATCTCTTAAAGAAGTTCAACAGGTTAAATTAACATGACCAATATAACTGATAAAGAAACAGTAGAGAAAGTTAAAAAATTAAATGACCATTTTCGTCAAACTGGCGAGGGTGGTCGCTTAATGATGACAAGTGGACTTACTAAATTAGATGGAAGATTAGTAAGTGCAATAGTAGATCATGTTAGAAACTTTGAATCTAGACATGGTTTTAATAAAGGTAATGATCCTTATGGCGAACATGATTTTGGATCATTTGAAGTTAGTGGAGTTAAGGTTTTTTGGAAAATAGATTACTACGATAAGGATTTTAAATATCATAGTGAAGATAAATCCGATCCAAAAAAAACTAAACGAGTATTAACAATAATGAAATCGGAGGAATGGTAATGGATAAAAAAGAAATTAAAAAAATTGAAAAGAAAAATCCTATTATTCAAATGCTTAAAAAACAAGGTAGGTATCAATTTGTTAAAACACAAATAAGAAAAGCATATAACGAGCAAAAGCTAAAAGAAAAATATCCAACATTAAGGAGTTGCTAAATGAAAGCTAAAGACTTTAACATTTTTAAGATTTTGGAAAAAACCTACAATAAGATGGTTTATCCATTTCAAACTTCTGGCGAATTTAAAGATTTGCCGAAGACTACAATAAGACAAACCGAAGAAAAAATACCTTTGGCGAGTAATGTTGTAGATTTTATAGAAGAAAGAAGAAAAGTATATCTAAACAGAGGAGTGAAAATTGTTAGATCAAGAAGTTCTTAAAAACCCTCTTGAAGAAAATCAAGAGGTTATGGAGGATAACGAAGAAAAAGAAACTAAATTCGTATCTGAAAAAGAACAAAGAAGAAATAAAGCTTGGTTTGAATACTTAAAAACTCAACCAAACTTATAAATAATAGAGGAGGAAAAGTTATGAGATATGTGTTAATGTTAGGGATAGTTGCGATCTATTTACAAGGTTGTGCGTCTTACGACCCATTAATGGATACAGCTGGAAGAAGTGGAACTTTCAATGAACCTAAAGCAACAGAAATAACTAATGATATTCAACATTGTAAAATGTTAGCAGATCATAATAGTGGTTGGTTTAGTAATATAATTCATTGGATAGAAAGTCCTGAAGCTGAAACTAAACATACAGCAGTTTATAGAAAATGTTTAGTGAATAGAGGGCATAGTGTCCTTAATTAAAAAGAAGAAGAAACCTTTAGTTAAAAGATGGAAAGATTTAACTAATGGAGAAAAGGCTTATTGGAAGTTAATTGCACAAGGTCAATCTAAATTCACTTCTAATTGGGAAATACCAGAAGAATATAGGAAATATGCCTCGAAAGATAATTAAAGAAAAGAAACTAACTATGTTTTGTGCTAGATGTCAAAAAGAACAAGAAAAAATTGGTTTCTTTGATAGTGATAGTGGAAGTATTTTTGATGGATATTTCTATTGCCAAGGTTGTTTCATGAAAATTTTTAATCAATTACCAGAAAAAAAGAAAGGAGAGTTCTCTTTTTATGAGGAGAGGAAAACTAGGAACTCCTGAACAAATAGAAGAAAAGATTCAAGAAGTTCTATCTGAGTGGGGAGCAAGTCAAGAAAGTAATGTTAAGCTTTTGTATAAATTATGGGGCTTAAAATTAAGAAGAAAAAGAAAGAAATTAGATCTAAGTCTTAGTGAAGTGGGTAAAATGTGGAAAGTATCCCCACAACAAGTAGAAAAGTTCGAAAATCTAGGAAAAGGTCATAATGATATTTCATTTGATAAGATAATTATATTTTGCGAAAAAACAGGAACAGGATATAATTACTTCTTGGATATATTAAATGGAAGAACCCTAACAAATGGAGGAAAAAATGGGTAAAAAAGAATATATGTTAGAACATGGTCATAAAATTATATTTGATCCAGACTCACATAGATATGTAAAAGACAATCAATATGTCGTTGGTATGTCAAGTATTCTAAAATATTTATCAGCACCACAATTAGAAAATTGGAAAAGAGCTCAATTGCTTAATGCTGTTAAAATACAATTAGAATTAGAGGATGTACCTTTAGATACTATTGATCGAGTAATAATTAATGCCAAAGCCGATGTCAATAAACGATCAGATGGTATATTGAGTATTGGAAAAGTAGTTCATGAATTAATAGAGAAATGGTTAAAGAAAGAAAAATTTACTTTACCTAAAAATGAAATTCATTTGAATTGCTTAAAGAAGTTCCAAAAGTTTTGGAAAAAACATAAGCTTAAACTAATGGAATCAGAGAAGATATTATATTCAGTAAAAGGTTTTGCTGGTACTTTGGATATAATAGCTAAAGATCCTAAAGGTAATCTCTGGTTAATAGATATAAAAACTTCAAGTGGGTTTTTTCTAACTCATATCTATCAATTACATGGTTATAAATTAGCTTATGAAGAACAAACAGGTAAGAAAATAAATAAAATATATATTGTTCGATTACCTAAAAGTGATGACGATTTTGAAGCAAGAGAATTTACGTTTCAAAAACAACATCAAAACGCATTTCTGGGATTATTGCATTGTCATAAATCCCAACTGCTATTCAATGAACAATCTAGGAAATTTAATGAGCAGTCTAGATTACTTAAACAAAGGAGTAAAACAAATGGAAAACTCAAATAAAAGTAAATTTGAGGGTATCTCTATTAAAATACCTAAAGCTAAATTCATGAAAAGTGATAAAAGCATGATGTATAAACATGGAGATGCACCAAAAAGATTTCTTAATCCTTTACGAGATTGGATTCAGTCCGATAGAGTTAGAGGTTTAAGAAAAAACGAGGGGTATATGCTAGGAGTAGGAGGTAAAACTGAAGCATATGAAGATTCTAATAATCCAAATTTTCAAATAGAAAATCTGGTTATTACTTTCTATCTCTATAAACCTCAATCCAAGCCATATCAAAGACCTCAATACCAACAAGGACAAGGTTATTCAAATCCTGTTAATCAAGGTCAAAATATGGTAGAACAACATGATGACATGGACGATCAGCTCCCGACGGAAAAAGCTCCGTTTTAATGATCGAGGTTCCAATGACCTTGTTAAGATTATTGATAGTCAAAATGACAAAATTGAAGATCTCAGCAAGGCATTGGATATTATCAGAGATGAAAATCAAGCTTTATATTTGGAAATTAAAAATCTTCAAGCAATTGAAGAATCTCATAAAAAGCTTAATGGCAAACTTCGAGAGGAAATTATACAACTCAAAAAGGATGCTAAAGATATGTTAAACTATCCATAGGAGGAAAAAATGAAAAATGGTAAAGAAAAAGCCTTTAATAAAATGAATAAATCTGTAATGAAAGATTTAAAGGCTTATGCAGATAAATGGCATAATTATAAACATAAAGAAGAACATTTACAAAAATGGCCTTTCTTTTTACAAATGAGAGATGCTTGTCATAATGCATTAGTAACTGGTGCTTGTGCTCATGTACTTAATGATATGATTAAAGATGCTAAAAAAGATGCATTGGAATATCATAGAGATTTATTAAAGGAGAAATAATGGCAATTATTAAATTGGACGATCTCAATTCAAGTAAAGCTTATCAAGTAATGGAAGAAGCGAGTAATAAATGGGCAGAGTGGGAGGAAAAAGAAATTATATTAGAGGAGGGTAAAAAAGCTATTCTAGGTAAATTAATGACCGATGAACAAGTGAATAGTATAGATAAGTTATCTG